CCTCGTATAAATAGTATAATAAACAATCATTGGAATTTATTGTATGATTAATAACTATTTATCATCGGCAGGATTTAAAATAATCTTCAAAAGGTTGCCGAACGTAGAATTTTTCTCAAATAAAATTCTGCTTCCTTCTGTTACAACTAACGCTGTAAAAACAGATACGCCTTTACGTGCCTATTATTCAACAGGTGACCATTTAGCGTATGCTGATTTAGATTTAACATTTATTATTGATGAGAACATGAGAAACTATCGTGAAATTTACGATTGGTTAAAAGGTATTGGTTCTCCAGATACATTGGAACAATACGACCAACTAGCAGATAGCCAAGATGGAATAACATCAGATATTACTGTTCTAATTTTAAATAGTCATAAACAACCAAATTTGGAAGTCACATATTTAAATGCACAACCAATTGGTTTGACTCCAGTTAGTTTGGACTTATCTAACCAGGATGTTCTTTATCCTGAAGCTACAGTTACCATGCGATATGACGCATTCGACATTAAAGAGTTAAGCTAAAGGGTTGACAAATTATAGAGAACCTGTTATAATATACTTTTATAGTTAACAACCGAGTTTACATTATGGATACAAATGATATATCTTCGTTATGGGCAAAAGATTCAGCCATAGACGAAACAAATCTCGTCGGAGAGTCAAAACGAATCCCAGAACTTCACAGCAAATATTACAATCTCTTTTATAGAGAAGTACTTCGTGTCAAAAAATTAAAAGCAGAATACAAAGAACTTGAAGCACTCAAGCGAGAATACTATGATGGTAGTATGGCAGAAGAAGATTTGAAAGCTCAAGGCTGGAGACCTTATCAGAAAAAAGTTTTACGTAATGAAGTAGATAAATATATTCAAGCAGATAAGGATATTATCAAATTAAGTTTGACCATTGACTATCATTCTGCTAATGCAAACTTTTTAGAAGACATTGTGCGAACTATCCATAGTCGCAATTTTATAATAAAAAATATGATTGACATGTTAAAATTCCAAGCCGGTGATTATTAATGATTAAGTGGTTCCAAAAATTTATCGAAAAGCCATTAGAGGATAATAAGTTTGACCAAACGGTCATGCACAACTTGCCTGTAATGGACGAAGAAGCAGACCCAGAAGATTTAACGCTTGAAAATGCTTATCGTACTCGATGGATTTGGTACCATACAATTTTAGCAATACTAATATTTTTTACAAACATTATATTATTTGGCATATTTTTGTTATTAGCTATTAAGTTATGAGTGAACAGATAACCCTAGAGCCTATTAATTCGGTACACATGAAAGTTGTTGCAGATAGCGGCACACTTATGGAATTGGCTGAGCAATTTAGTTTCAGGCCGGAAGGTTATCAATTTGTTCCTGCTTATAAAAATAGAGTATGGGACGGAATTATAAGATTATTTCAACCAATGCGACCAATTATCTATGTTGGTCTTTACCCACATATTAAAAAGTTTTGCGACGACCGCGGATATTTCTTATCTGCACCAGACCACATCGGATTAGATGAAGAATTTGATGATGATTATCCAACACAATTAGCAGAAGAAATTAATTGCAAATTTAAGCCTCGTGATTATCAAACAGAATATGTACTGAATGCTTTACGCAAAAGGCGATCGCTTAGTTTATCACCGACTTCATCTGGTAAGTCGTTAATCATTTATCTTATCCAACAACATTACTTCCAAGCATTTGGACATCGAACACTTATTATCGTACCAACTATTTCTCTAGTACACCAAATGAAAGGTGACTTTATAGATTATGGCTGTGATGAAAACGACATTTATACAATACAAGGTGGAGTTGATAAGAACACAAGCTCACCGATTGTTATATCAACGTGGCAATCACTTATTAAATTAAAGAAAGATTGGTTTGACCAATTTAAAGTTGTACTTGGAGATGAAGCACATACATTCCAAGCAAAGAGCTTAACAAAGATTATGGAATCATTAACTGATTGTGAGTACAGACATGGATTTACAGGTACTCTTAAATCATCAGAAAGCAAAACTCATAGGCTAGTACTTGAAGGTTGTTTCGGTGAAGTTAAACGATTCGTAAATACAAAAGAGCTTATGGATAAAGGAACAGTAGCTGATTTCAAAGTCAAAGCGATTGTACTATCTCATAGCAATGATACAAGAAAGAAATTCAAAGACGCTCTCAAAAATTTAGATGGAACTAAAAAGTGGCCAGCTGAACGAGAGTTTATTGTGAATAACGAGAAACGAAATAACTTTATTAAGAATCTCGTACATAGTTTAGAAGGTCAGAATAATTTGATTCTATTTGACCTTGTAGAAAAACACGGTAAAGTTTTAGAACCTTTGCTTCGCAAAGAAGGAAGAGAGCTCCACTTTATATATGGTGGGACCAAAGGAACTGAACGTGAAGATATACGACACTTAGTTGAGAATGATTCTGAAAAGAGGCACGACATACTTGCTTCTTACGGAGTTTTCTCCACCGGTGTTAATTTGAAAAGATTAGATAATGTGATTTTTGCTACTGGTTCGAAGAGTGAAATCAAAGTACTTCAATCTATCGGTAGAACATTGAGAAAAGCTGACGACTCGACCGAGGCCGTTCTGTATGATATTACTGATGATTTATCTATTGGAAGCTTTGAGAACTATACGCTTAAGCACTTTAAGAAGAGGATTGAAATCTACGGAGCTGAAGAGTTCCCTTATAAGATTTACACTGTAGAGATATAGTTTATTAGATACCTTAAAGGTTGATAACCTTATTATACCACGCTTTTTAGTAGTTGTCAACCCTTTTTTTAAAAATAATGCAACTTTTTTCAAATATGAACATAAAGGTTGACAAAATGTATAAAACATGTTATAATTTACCTTTAAAAAATTCCAACATAAGGAAACACTAATGGCAAGAAAAAGAAATTATGTCAATAATCCAGATTTACTTGCTGCCTTGATAGATTACAGAGCTCTATGCAAGGAAGCTGAAGACGCTGGAGATAAAAACCCACAAGTACCAGAATACATTGGAAAGTGCATTCTACTTATTGCAACTAGACTTGCAACTAAACCAAATTTTTCTGGCTACTCATATAAAGAAGAAATGATATCAGATGGAATTGAGAATTGCTTAATGTATATTCACAACTTCGACCCAGAGAAATCGCAAAACCCATTTGCTTATTTCACTCAAATTATCTGGTTTGCATTCCTTCGAAGAATTCAAAAAGAGAAGAAGCAGACTTATATTAAGTTTAAAGCTTCTCAAAACATGTTAACTCAGAGCATACTTCAAGATAGTGATGCACAAACTATTCAAATGAATGAGCCACCTGAGTACATTTCCAGATTCATTGATGATTTTGAATCTAAATTTAAAAAAGGAACGAACGATAAGAAATGAAGAAAATTTTAATTTGCGGGCTTCCTGGTTCAGGCAAGAGCTACCTTGCAGAACCGTTGGCTGAGGCTTTGGACGGTGTTTGGATTAATGCTGACCAAGTACGCGAATACTACGACGACTGGGATTTTTCGGAAGAAGGTCGTATGAGACAAGCAATGAGAATGAAATATCTTGCTGATGGCGTTACGCGAGCTGGGAAATACGCTATCACAGATTTTGTTTGTCCGTTTGAAAAAGCTCGAGTTGATTTTGGCGCAGACTATCTCGTATGGATGGATACTATTAAAGAAGGCCGATTTGAAGATACTAATAAAATCTTTGAGACGCCCGAAGTTGTAGACCATATCGTACACACATGGCTACCAGATACTCATGTATCTATGGCACGAGTCATTAAGGCAAAATATGAGTGATGTTAGTGCTAAACGACATTTGGCGAAAGCCGTTACATGGAGAATAATTGCAAGTATTACAACTGCAGCAATAGCTTGGTTTTTTGGATTACCAGCCAAAGCTATAGGCGCAGTGTTTATTGCAGATATAGTAATAAAATTTGTACTATACTATGGGCACGAAAGATTGTGGTATAAGTACATCAAATTTGGAGTAAAAGATTAATGTTTGAAATGGAAGATGCATTCGATTTTAAGAAACCAACAGTGCAAATGTTGGGTAGATGGCAACCGTGGCATGAAGGTCACACAAAATTATTCGAAAAAGCCTTGACAATTACAGGACAAGTTGTTATAATGGTACGTGAAGTATTTGGCATCGAAGGCGATGCTGGAGCTGGTCGTACTGTTGCACAGACAGACAATCCCTTTGGTGAGATTGCTGTTATTGATGGTATTAAAAAAGGTTTAGGCGATGCAGGTTATGAAGAAGGTCGTGAATATATGATTATGGCCGTACCAAACATCGTAGACATTAGCTATGGTCGAGGTGTTGGTTATACATTTACAGAGCATGACCTAGGCGAAGATGTACATAACATCAGTGCTACAAAAATTAGAGCTAAAATGAGAGAAGAAGGTAAATTATGAAATTAGTATACTACCCCGACCCAATTCTTGGGAAAGGAATGGAAGATTTTGATTTTGATAAAGTCAAAGAAATATTTGCAGATGCTGCAGACTTGAAAGAACAAATGGTTGACTTGATGGTAAATAAGAAAGGTATTGGCCTATCTGCCCCACAAGTTGGTTTGAACATGCGTTGCTTCGTAATTGGAGAAACAAGAGAATCTGCTATCATGGTAATCAATCCAAAAATACTTTCCTTTAGTGAAGAAACAGAATTGGCTCCAGAAGGTTGTTTAAGTTTTCCAGATATGTTCTTAAATATTGCTAGACCAAAAACAGTTTCAGCTGAATGGCTAGACGAACATGGTGAGAAACAAAGCGGAACGCTTGATGGATATGGTGCTCGATGCTTCTTGCATGAGTTTGACCACCTTAACGGGGTAGTATTTAAAGAAAAAGTATCTCGTCTCAAATGGGATAGAGCTACGACTAAGAAAAATAAAATCCAAAAACAAAGAAAGAAAATGCGAGAAGCTATGACATATCTTAATGCTATGGCACAAAAAGAAAAAGCTCAGGCAGAAGAAGTATTAGACCTGAACACTGGAGATTAAATGAAAATTGCGATTGTTACCGATTTACATTTCGGTGCTAGAGGAGATAGTCGTGTATTTCACGAAGTACAAAGAAAGTTTTTCCAAGAAGTATTTTTCCCTTATGTAGACGAACATAATATTACTACTGTATTTGACCTTGGTGACACTTTTGACCGAAGAAAGTATGTTAACTTTGTAAGTTTGGAACGCTGTCGTGAGTTCTTTTTTGATGAGCTTGATAAGCGTAACATTGATTTTCATGCGTTAATTGGTAACCATGACATATTCTATACAAATACAAATGACGTTAACAGCATGAATTTGTTGTTACAAGACTACAAAAACTTCAATCTATACCAAGATAAAGCTGAACACTTAACTCTTGGCTCGACAACATTCTTAATGTTACCATGGATTAATAAACAGAACGCAGAATACAATTACAAAATGTTAGCTGAATCTAAAGCTGATGTTGTTATGGGTCACCTTGAAGTGAAAGGATTTGAAATGCTCAAAGGTGTTCCTTGTACTCATGGTACAGAAATGGAAGTATTCAAACATTTTGAAGATGTTTACTCTGGTCACTTCCACCATCCATCTCGTTATGGCAATGTAGAATATCTCGGAGCTCCTTATGAAATGACTTGGTCAGATTATAATGGTAGCCGTGGATTCCATGTCTTTGATACTGAAACGAGAGAGATGACCAAACACGAAAATCCAAACAAAGTTTTTTACAAAATTGATTACGATGATTCCAACTGGACTGTCGATGATGTAGCTAATTTTGATGTTGACCAGTATAAAGATACATTTGTAAAAGTTATAGTGAAGAATCGTACCAATGCTTATCTCTACGACCTGTTTATGAGTCGAATGAGTGAATGCGGTGCGGTTGATGTGAAAGCGATAGACGATAACCTTAACCTTGAACATGTTGGTGTTGACGAGGTACTCGACGAAACTAAAGACACTGGGGAAATCCTTCACCAGTATATAGATAGTATAGAGACCCAAGTTGACAAAACTCGTATCAAACAAGTTATCGACGACTTATATCATGAGGCCCTTAGTTTATAATGCGAATACATTTTAAGAAGATTAAATACAAAAACATATTATCCACAGGAAACAATTTTACCACAATCGACTTTGATACTAAACCTACCACACTTATTAGTGGTTCTAATGGTTCAGGTAAAAGCACATTGCTCGATGCTATTGTTTTCGGCTTATACGGAAAGCCATTTCGTAAAGTCAATAAAGGTCAGTTAATTAACACAATCAATAACAAAGAATTATTGGTTGAGATTTATTTTGCTGTTGGTGGTAAAAACTATATGGTGAAACGAGGTATGAGACCTGGTGTATTTGAAATCTATCAAGATGGTCAACTCATTAACCAAGACGCTGCAAAGAAAGATTACCAAGAGTATTTAGAAACATCTATCATTGGTATTAATTACAAATCATTCAACCAAATTGTTGTGCTCGGTTCAGCTACCTATGTTCCATTTATGGAATTACATGCAGGAGCAAGACGAGATATCATTGAAGATTTACTTGACATTCAAGTATTCAGTACAATGGGTTGGTTAGCTAAAGACCAGATGAAAGCAACAACTGATAACATTAATGAAAATGCATATAAGATTGAGTTAACAGAATCTAAAATTGAAAGCGCTAAAGAGCATGACGAAGAAATTCGTAAGATTAAACAAGTCGAAGTATCTAAAATCAAAGAGCGTATGGGCGTTGAAATCGATGCTGTAGAAGCTAAAAACAAAATGATTGATGCTCAAGATGAGATTATTAAAACTCTTTATGATGATATATCTGATAAAGCAGATGAGAAACAAAAATTCCAAGAGGCAACAGAAAAGAGAACAGAACTCGAACGACAGCGTATTGCATACGAAAAAGAGTTATCCTTTTATCACGACCATGACAATTGCCCAACCTGTAAACAAGGTATTGAACACGACTTTAAACAAGACCAAATTAATGAGAAAAATACAAAGAAAGATGATATTGAAAAAGGTCTTGTAGAAACAGCTGGTGTTATTAAAACTCACCAAGACAGACTCAACTCAATATCTAAAATCGAAACAGAAATTCAAAATGTTAACTTTAAGATTTCAGAACATCGTGCTGAAATTAAGATGTCTAAGAATGCTTTGATCGCTATGAAAAAAGAATTAGATGATGCACAACGTGAAGTTGATGAAGTTGACACTAGTAAACTTTTAAAATTAGAAAAAGACTTAGAGAAGAAACAACAGCAAAGAACAGAACTTCTAGAAGAACGTGAAGTGCTGAATGTTGTTAGAACAATACTACAAGATGGTGGCATCAAAGCTCGTATCATCAGTCAGTATATTCCAGTTATGAATAAGCTTATAAACAAATATTTAGCTGCGTTTGACCTCTTCGTTGATTTCCAACTTGACGAGAACTTTAATGAGATTATCAAATCTAGATTTAGAGATAAGTTCTCTTATGCTTCTTTCTCAGAAGGTGAGAAGCTTCGTATTACATTGAGTATTATGTTATCATGGCGTTCAGTTGCCAAACTACGTAACTCAGTATCAACCAACCTTCTCATACTTGATGAAACTCTAGATGGTGCACTTGATAGTGTAGGTATCGAAAGTTTAATTGAAACTCTGCATAGCTTGAATGCTGATGACAATATCTTTGTTATCTCACATAGAGGCGACCAATTTGCAGAGAAATTTGACACTAGTATCACGTTCCAAAAGGTGAAAAACTTTAGTGAGATTGCCGCATAAAACGGTTGACAAATTCCACACAACGTGTTATAATAGTACCCTACAATATGGAATAATATGAGTATGACTTCTTTTTACACTTCAGTCGAGCGTTACGGCAATAACATCTTGCATCGTGGTTACGAAAACGGTAAACGTTTCTCATATCGCGTTCCTTACAAACCAACTCTTTACTTACATACACCAAAATCTGGTGACGAGGGATATACTTCCCTTAAAGGCAACTTACCATTGAGTCCTCAGCAGTTTGGCTCAATGCGTGAAGCTAAAGAATTTACTGAAGAGTACAAAGGTGTTCATGGCATGAAAATCTTTGGTAACACAAACTATACTGCTCAATTTATTCAAGAGAATTATCCCGACGATGTACGTTATGACATTAACCAAGTCAACATCGTCTCCTTCGATATCGAGGTCGATATCAGTGATGGTTATGCAAACACAGAATATGCTGACAAAGAAATCACATCTATTGCATATAAATCATCTAAATCAAACCTGTACTATTTGCTTGGACGCAAAGACTTTGATAAGACAAAAACTATTACTGGTATCGACCCCGATAATATTGTATTCATTAAGTTTGACACAGAGGTACAATTACTTAGACGATTCGTTGAGATATGGGTATCTGATTATCCAGACATCGTAACAGGTTGGAACGTCCAATACTTTGACATCCAATATATCATAACTCGTATTACAAATCTTTGTGGTGAGGAATTATCGAAACGACTCAGCCCATGGAAAAGTATACGAAAGTATTCGCGAGAAGTATTTGGTAAGGTACAATCATCTTACAGTATCTCAGGTGTTTCTGTTATTGACTATATGGATGCGTTTAAAAAGTTTGGTTACAAGTACGGACCACAAGAATCCTACAGACTTGACCATATTGCGAATGTTGTACTCGGTGAAAAGAAATTGGATTATTCTGAATATGGTAATCTAAATGCTTTATACGAACAGAACCCACAACTCTATCTCGACTATAACTTAAAAGATACACAGCTCATTGAAAGGTTGGAAGAGGAAACATCTCTACTTGCTCTTGTGATGACTGTTGCTTATGGTGGTGGAGTTAACTATAACGATGCATTCGGCACTGTAGGTATATGGGAATCTATTATCTATCGTAAACTGATGAATGACAAGATTGTTCCGCCAATTAAAGAATCACCCGGCCAACGAGGTTCTGGTCTTGTAGGTGGTTATGTTAAAGACCCAAAACCTGGTATGTATCCTTGGGTAGTATCATTTGACTTGAACTCACTGTATCCTCACTTGATGCTTCAGTACAATATGTCACCTGAAACTTATCTACCAGATGAGCGTGAGTATGTATCTCAAGATATGGTACTCAAGGACGAATTTAAAAACAACAATAAATCATATTCTGTTGCAGCAAACGGTGCATGTTTCGATAACAAGAAACTCGGTATTATTCCTGAGATTATTGATGAGTACTACAACAATCGTGCTCAAATCAAAAAGCAAATGCTTGCGGTTGAACAACAACTTGAAGTTGAAACTGACCCTACTGAAAAGAAAAAACTCAAGACAGAAGCTAACCAATTACACAATTCTCAAATGTCGATAAAAATTTCGATGAACTCACTCTATGGTGCTACAGCAAACATATATTTCTTATACTATATTAATGATATGGCTGAAGCTATTACCACATCAGGTCAGCTCTCGATTCGATATGCGCAAAAGTCCGTAAACGATTATCTTAACAAAGTACTGAAAACAAAAGACAAAGACTATATCATCTATATCGACACTGACTCGATTTACGTTAACTTTGCAGACCTCGTTGAAAAAGTCTATGGTACAACTGACATCGATCGCAAGACTGGCGAAGAGTTCCTTGACAAAGTATGTCAAACTAAAATCGAACAGATTATCGAACAAGGTTACGAAAAACTTGCATCTGACATGGGTGCCTATCGTAATGCGATGGTAATGAAACGAGAGAAAATTAATGACCGTGCAATCTTCATTGCTAAAAAGCGATATATACTCAATACGCTGAACTCAGAAGGTGTACATTACGAAAAACCAAAAATCAGTGTGACAGGACTTGAATCAGTTCGTTCATCAACGCCAGAAGTATGTCGTGACAAAATGCGTGAAATCTTTAACGTAATTCTAAACGAAGGTGAAGAACAGACTCAAAAGTTTATTGCGGACTTCAAACAAGAGTTCTTTAAACTTCCTGCAGAAGCTGTCGGTCGTAATTCAGGTACTGATAATATCGAAAAGTATATGGTCAAATCTGGTTACAAAAAAGGTTGCCCAATACATGTTCGCGGTTGCATATTATTTAACCATTATCTTAAAGAGAAAGGTCTCAGCAAACGATATGAGTCTGTTCAGTCAGGTGACAAGATAAAATTTGTGTATCTCAAAGTACCAAATCCGATACGTGAAAACGTTATCTCGTTTCCAGCTGTACTACCAACTGAACTTGGACTCGAACAATATATAGATTACGAAACACAATTCGACAAAGTATTCCTTAGTCCCATCGAGCATATCATTGAAGCTCTCGGCTGGACTTCTGAAAAACAAGATACATTGGATTTATTTTTTGGTTGACAAATACAAACAAATGTGTTATAATATAGCACAAAATAGGAGAATGACATTATGAAAGATGTACAAATTGTAAGGCTAGTAACGGGCGAAGAGGTTGTTGCAGAAGTCAGTTATGA